TTTTAGATAATCCAAATATTGATATATCTACAATCAATGTTACTTGGAAACCATCAGAATTCTCATCTGTAAAGAGAAAGTATCGTAGATCTGATAGTTTATTTGAGGTAGATAGTCAATCTCCAGTATATTGGGTGCAAGAAATTGAAGATGAAAGATATGAATTAATTTTTGGAGACGGAGTATTTGGTATTGCTTTGCAAGAACCAAACTTTTTAGAAGTAAGATATCTTGTTAATAATGGTGTCAATTCAAATGGAGTTTCTGATTTAAGATTTAATGGTAAATTAACCACATCTAGAGATAATATTGCTATTAATTCAGGCATTTCACGTATCACTGTTAACACACCATCTTATGCTGGTGCTGATATTGAAAGTGTTGAGTCAATTAAAAAGTATGCCACTCAAACTTATGCTTCTCAAAACAGAGCGGTGACATCAACTGATTATGAATATATCATTCCTAAAATTTATCCCGAGACTGAATCTGTTTCGGTGTTTGGTGGAGAGGAATTAAATCCTCCACAGTTTGGAAAGGTATTTGCAAGTATCAAACCAATTAATGGTGCATATCTCTCCAACTTAGTAAAAGATAATATCAAGAGAGAAATTAAAAAATATTCTGTTGGTGGTATTGATTTGGAGATTACCGATCTGAAATATCTCTACATTGAAGCACTTGTTAACGTATATTATGATTCTAATAATGCCAATAGTGGTGATCAGATAAGATCAATCGTTTCTACTAACATTGATCAATATGCGTCATCAACTGAGATTAATAAATTTGGAGCAAGATTTAAGTATAGTAAGTTTCTTAATATCGTAGATAACAGCAATCCTGCTATAACATCAAACATTACTACGATTCAAATGAGAAGAGATTTAAGAGCTTCTCTAAATGCGTTTGCTGAATATGAAATTTGCTTTGGAAATAGATTTCACGTTGTAAATCATGGACATGGAACATATAATGGTAAGATAGGATACAATATTAAGTCTTCTGGATTCCAAGTGAGTGGAGTTGCAGGAACAGTTTACCTCGCTGATGCAGCAGATCAGTCTTTAGAAACTGGAACTATTAATTTAATTAGATTAAATTCTGCCAGCGAAGCAGTTATTGTGAGAAGAAATATTGGTTCAATAGATTATAAAAAGGGAGAAATAATGTTGAATCCTATCAACATTATTTCAACAAGTATTAATAGGCAATTCCCACTTATTGAAATTTCTGCTGTTCCTTATTCTAATGATATCATCGGATTACAGGATCTTTATATTCAACTAGATACTAATAACGTAACAATTAATTCTATTAACGATAGAATATCCTCAGGTTATGATCTATCAGGATCCGATTACATTGTTTCTTCAAGTTTTGCAAATGGAAGTTTAGTCCGTGGCACAGTTGATACGGCAACAAGAACCTCTAGTATACGCAGTACAACTAGTACAAGTTCACCACCAACAGGGACGACAATGTCCACAACTTCATCAAATTCTACTTCCTCACCTACTTATTCATACTAAAGACGTAAGATGATATCAACCGATTTACAGCGAGTACAGATTCAGGACATTATTGAGTATCAATTACCTGCATTTGTAAGGGATGATTTTCCCTTGGTTGGTGAATTTTTAAAGCAGTATTATATTTCTCAAGAATATCCTACTGCACCTTCTGATATTATACAAAATATTGACGAATACGTAAAGTTAGAAACTCTTCTTAACACTCAAGATGAGACAAATCTTGGGGCAGATATTTCTTTTAGTGATACAACGATCACTGCAGGTTTTGATTTAGAGTCAAACCAATATGGAACATATCAATTTCCAGAAAGATATGGTTTGATCAAGATTGATGATGAGATCATTTTATATTCATCTAAAGACAGAAACTCTTTTAATGGTTGTATTCGTGGATTTAGTGGAGTAACTGCACTGGGAAATGATAGTGAAAAACTTACATTTTCATCATCTGAATCTACATCTCATATTCAAGGTGCTAGAATTATCAATCTAAGTAATGTTTTATTAAAGACATTTTTAGAGAAATTAAAGAAACAGATTGCACCAGGATTTGAAGGAAGAGAAATTGATTCTGATGTAAATCAAAAACTATTTTTATCGAGATCTAAAGATTTTTATCAATCTAAAGGCACGGATGAATCTTTCAGAATTTTATTTGCTGCACTTTATGGAGAAAAAGCAGAGGTTGTCAAACCAAAAGAGTTTTTGTTTAAGCCTTCTGACGCTCAATACAGAAAAACACGAGATATTGTTGTAGAAGCTATTGTAGGAGATCCTTCAAAGTTAAAAAATCAAACTCTCTATCAAGATGCATATCCCGAATATGGTATTGAAGGAGCATATGCTACGATTGTAGATTCTGAAAAGATATTAAGAGGAGATAAAACTTACTATCAACTTAGCGTAGACTTTGATTATAGTAAAGATATAGATCTTATAGGTGGAACTGTATATGGAGACTTTATTGCTCACCCAAAAACTCAAAATACTTCTTTAGTCGCAACTGGTTCCTCAATAATTGATGTCGATTCAACAATTGGTTTTCCAGATAAGGGACAAATTTATGTTAATGGACAAAGTGGAATTTTAACATATCGTTCAAAAACCATAAACCAGTTTACTGAAGTAGGTTTAGCGCATACCTCTACTTTTGGAACAACTTACCAAATTAATGCAGGCACTGAATTAAACCTGAATGTAAGTGCATATGGGTTTGAGGGAATTAGCGCCGTCTCAGTCGCTTCTAGCGATGCCTCAGCGGTAGGAATCGCTACTACTTCAAAGATCGAAGTTAGAATTGGAAAAGTTCTTGAAGAGAATTTCATTTATGATAAAACTTCATATTTTTCTAAAAATGATAATATTGAAATTAAATCACTTGGCATTAATGCGTCAAAAGCATTAGATAATAGTTGGTTTACAAATGTAAGTCCTAAGTATGATGTAAAGAGTGTATCGATTATTGATATATCCAATTTTACATATTCTATCGAAACAATTGCAAGAAATAATTTAAAAATAGGTGATAAAGTAACTGTAATTCAATCTGATAGTACTGAAAAACAAGGCGTCGTTATTGATATTGCATCTGCAAAGACTTTTACATTTGCAAGAGCTGGGCAATTATCTGGAGACAAATATAGTGTTAGAAGAGATATTCTTAAACCAAGTGTCAGTAATTTAAATTCAGATAATTATTCATATATTGAAAAATCCTTTGCCAATGTTCAAAACACTTACACAAAATATGATGAAGATGTTTTAGTTGCGTCATCTTCTATTCCATCATATCATGACACTCCACTAAACTTTTATGATAGAAAAGTATCTTTAAATGGGGAATATGATGGGGAACTTTTTACTCATACACGCAATCATGGATTTTATACTGGTGATAGAGTTTATTATGAACCATTAACCAAAAGCAATACTATTTCTATTAATAATCAAGATGTAGTAGTAGATTCAGTTATAAGCAAATTTCCTGAGATTGATTCTGGTGTTTATTATGTTAAAAGAGTGAACGATAAGCAATTTAAAATTGCTTCAAGTGTCGCCAATTTATATAATGATACTTTTGTTTCAGTATCCGGTATTGTTACTGACAACTATTTCTGTCCTCCTAATTTTTATAATAAAAATCTTAAACATCAAAAATTATACAGAGAATTTAAATCTCCAGTTAATGATGGAAGAGAATATACAACCCTTCCTGGTAAAACTGGAATGCTTGTTAATGGTGTTGAAATTCTAAATTATAAATCTGGAGATAGTGTATATTATGGAAATATCAATAGCGTAACAGTTTCTGCTCCAGGAAGCGGTTATGATGTTATCAATCCACCTATTCTTTCTATTCAGGATTCTACTGGAATTGGTGCTACTGGACTTGTAAATGTAAAGGGTTCTTTAGAAAGAATTGAAATATTGGATCCTGGATTTGATTATGTAACAGATCCTATCATTACTATTACAGGTGGAAATGGTTCAGGAGCCAACGCATATGCAAATACTAAATCAATCACGCACTCAGTCTCTTTCTATTCAACATCAGATAATATTCAAGTAGGACTTTCATCAGACACTATTGGTTTTTCAACTTTCCACAGATTTAAAGAATCTGAGAGGGTAATTTATAAAACTGATGGACAGACTGCTGTTGGCGGTATTACAGACAATGCTGAATATTATGTAAAACTTATTGATTCTAAGACAATAAAACTGTTTGAAAACTTAAGCGATGCTATTTCTGGATCAAATTCAGTAAGTCTTACTTCAAATGGAGTGGGTGTTCATAGATTTGAGTCGTATCATAAAAAACGTATCCTCTCTGATGTAATTGTATCTTCATCTGGTATCAATTATGAAAATAAGGAGAGAGTATCTGGAGTTTCAGGAATAAACACAGCATTAAATCAAATTAACATTTTAAATCATGGGTTCGACTCTGGCGAAACTATAACATATTCGGGAAATGCATTGGGACTTAACAGTGATCAAACATACATTGTCACTGTAGTTGATTCTAATAATTTTAAATTGTCATCGGTTGGTGTAGGAACAACTGCAAAATTATCCTATTATGACACTAATCAGTATGTAAATATTAAATCTTCGGGTTCTGGATCTCATACTTTCAATTATCCAAGTATTTCGGTTAATATTTCAGGTGAAATTGGTGTATCTACTTTTAGTGGACAAGATTTTAACGCAAAACTACAACCAGTATTCAGAGGTTCAATTGAATCAATTCATTTAACCGATACTGGTGTTGGTTATGGCGCAAGTGATGTTATCAATTTTAATAGGCAGCCATTAGTATCTCTTTTAAGTGGAAGAGATGCAGAACTTCTTCCAATCATTAATAATGGAAGAATAGAACAAGTATTAGTAACAAATGGTGGATATGAATACAATTCACCTCCTAATTTAGTCGTAAATGGTGTTGGAAAGTTTGCAAAACTTACACCAGTTATTAGTGGTGGACAAATTATTAGAATTATCGTTGATAATCCAGGAATTAATTACACAGATTCAACAACTGTAAGCGTAATCGCTAGTGGTTCAGAGGCAAATCTCACTGCAGATATAAATCAGTGGACAATTAACCTCTTTGAGAAATATCAAGATATTATTGGCGAAGATGATGGTATTTTAGATACTTCTCTTACTGATGAATACGGCATCGAATATACTCACCTTTATGCTCCTAGAAAACTTAGAGAATCTGTATTCGGACAAGTTATTTCAGATGTAGATGGGACTAAGTACGGAGTTTCCGATTTAAGATTAGATTCTTCAAATACTGAAACTGAAAATCAATTTCACTCTCCAATCATCGGATGGGCATATGATGGAAATCCAATTTATGGGCCTTACGGATATGATACAAATACTGGAGGAACTGTAAGAGCATTAACAAGTGGTTATAAACTATCACAATTAAATAATCGTCCTCCTCTTTCAGTATGGAAACAAGGATTTTTCTGCGAAGATTTTATATTTACTGGAGAAGGTGATCTTGATGAACACAATGGAAGATACTGTGTAACACCTGATTTTCCAAATGGAGTTTATGCATATTTTGCAACTATAAATCCAGGTTTTGTTGAAAGTTCAGGTGTTTTTGAAGGTTTTAAACTGCCACAATATCCGTATTTTATTGGTAATAAGTTTAAATCTAAACCCAACGATTTCAACTTTAAAAATGATTCATATCAAGAAAAATATGATATCGAAAACGATAATTGGTTAAGAAATACCACTCCATATGGACTTACGTTAGATAATGTTTCATATGATTATTTCATAGAACCATATAAGATCTATGATGAAGTAATTGACATCACATCTACTTCCGCTGGAACAATCGACAATATTGGTATTGTCACGGGAGGAAGTGGTTATCAAGTAAGAGATAGAATTATATTTGAAACTCTCCCCGGTTCTACACCAGCAAAAGCAAAAGTATCTGAAGTTACTGGTAAAGTGATTACAAATGTTAGTGTCGCTTCTTCTACAGTTTCTGAAATTGAAGTTCTACCTATCGATTCTTCTGGAAGATTTGTAGCATTCTCTCAATCACCTCATGGATTTACAAATACTGATTTAGTTTCTTTATCCGGATTTAATACTTCTATTAGTTTAAATAATAATTCTTTTAATATCGGTGTTTCGACTAATTTCTTTAATCTTGCAAATGCAGTAGGAACAACGTCTGTTACGGGCATCGTTACTTATTTCTCAATAAGTGGTGGAATTATTGATAGAGGTGAACTATCAATAAGAGAGAATGATATTTTAGGAATTGGAACAGAAAAAGTTCGCGTTTTAAATGTTGATAAACTCAATTCAAGGTTGAGAGTAGAGAGAGCGGTAGATGGAACCGTTTCTTCTGCTCATACTGCTACAACATCTATCTACGAACAAACTCGTAAATTTACTTTTATAAGTTCTAGAGAAAATAACGTTAAATTTGAACTTAATAAACAAATCTACTTTGATCCTAGTGAATCTTTAGGAATCGGTACTTTAAGTGGAGTTGGTATTGGATCTACAATCTTCTTCTCAAATCCAGGTGCGGGTGTTACTCAAGTCTTTATTGAGAATAGAGGTATTTTCTTACCTAATCATGATTTGAAAACAGGTGACATTGTTTTGTATAACAATGGTGGAGGACAATCCATTGAAGTGGTATCTAATCCCTCTATAGGCGCTACTTATAGAATTGCAAATAGTACACCACTTTATATTGCAAAAATAAGTGAAGATATTATTGGAATTCAAACTTTTAAAGTTGGTATCGGATCAACAGGTACTTTTGTTGGTATTGCAGATACCACAATGAACTCTGGGCTTCTATTCTTTACAGGTATTGGCACTGGAACTAAACATAGTATTAAGACAGTAAAAGATAATGTCGTTACTGGTGAAGCAAATAGAAATGAAGTAACAGTTTCTACTGCATCGACTCATGGATTAATTATTGGCGAATCAGTCAAAATGACTGTAACACCAGGAATCACCACTACTGTTACAGTTAAGTATAATGATCATAATAGAAGAATTGTATTCAATCCTCTTGGATTTACAACAGCAGGAGTAAGTACAAGTCAAAATACAATTAGCATTAGTGATCATGGATTTAATACAGGAGATAAAATAATTCTCGATTCCAATCCAGCTCCTACTGGATTAGAGGATCAAAAGATATACTATGTCTCTAGATTCTCTAAAGATAAAATTAGACTTTGCGAATCGAAGTATGAAACTGAAAAATTTCAACCTAATTTTGTCTCAATTGACATTGCAAGAAAAGGAAATATTCTTCCTATCAACCCACCTCTAAATGTTTTTTCTGGTAATACTGTAGTATTTGATCTAAGTGACTCGTCTTTATCTTCTTTAAATGCATCTACTCTTTACTCAGCATTTGACATGAATCTTTATAGAGATTCTAATTATGCAGATAGATTTGATGGCACACTTTCAAGTAATAACTTTGAAATAACAAAATCTGGAAAAGTTGGTATTGATGCAGATGCCAAACTTACTTTAGTAGTCAATAATAATGCACCAAAGAATCTCTTTTATAAGTTCTCGGTTATAAATTCAAATTTTGTTGATCAATCTAAAATAGAAATTGTTGTAGACAAAGAAGTAAGAGGATTCAATAAAATTGATGTTGTAGGTAGTAAATATCAGGGCGAATTTGTACTGACAGGAACTGGATCTACTTTCTTTAAGTATGACATTCAAGAAATTCCCGAAAGATCTTCATATTCATCTAATGATGGTGGTTTATCTTACACGACAAATTCTTTAAATGCTTTTGGTGGAATTTCAAGTATCGATATTACATATAAGGGCGCAAATTACAATGAAATAGTTGGTGTATCAACGATTGTTGGAATAACTACAGGAACTGGAGCCATTCTTGAACCATCAAGTAATACAATTGGTAAGATTCTTTCAACAAAAATTGAAAACATTGGTTTTAATTATCCAACAGATAATACAATTCGTCCCACAACCAATCTTCCAGAAGTTCTTTTACTTGAATCTTTAACCTCATTTGATGAAATAGGTATTTCTTCCGCTGGCAAGAATTATAATATTGCTCCAAATCTTGTTATTCTTGATGGGGTAACCGGAAAAAATATTGATGATGTTGATCTTTTCTATAAACTTGGAGATTCTGAAGTAACCATTAGAAAGAATACTAAAGGAATTTCAAACATTACTCCTACTATCATTCCGATTAACAATTCAAATGGAGTTGCAATCAACAGCATTTCTTTTGACATTGTTAGTAAAAATGTAACAGTTGGATTTGACACAGGATTTAGTGATCAATCTCCATTCGCCGTTGGTGATAGAGTTCTTATTGAAAATGTAAGCGTTGGTGTTGGATCAACTGGATCAGGTTATAATTCAGTGGATTATGATTATCAATTGTTCACTCTAACAGATGTAAATATTCCTCTCGGCGGTAGTGTTGGCATAGTTACCTTTAGTCTTTCAGGAATTATTGAAGATAATCTATATGCTGGAAATTATGACTCAACCAATTCCGCAGGAAGAATAATCAACCATAATGCTTTCCCACAATTTAACGTTAAACTTAAAAAGAATGATTTCTTACTAGGAGAAAATGTTGTCTCTGGTAGTGGAGAGGGTAAAGTAAATAGCTGGAATAATAAAATTGAACTTCTTAAAGTCTCATCCTCTAGAGATTTTAAAGTTGGAGATCTTGTAACTGGGCAATCTTCTGGAACTCAAGGAACTGTTAAGTCAAAACTTGAATTCAATTCTGAAATTAAAACTGGATCATCATCCATTGTTGAAAAAGGATGGAATAAAACCACTGGATTCTTTAATAACAATCAACAAAGAATTCCTGATAATTTCTACTATCAAAACTTCTCTTATGCAATTAAGTCTAAAATTCCTCTACAGGATTGGGATGACGCAGTAAGTTCACTTAATCATACTGCAGGATTCCTTAAATTTAGTGATCTAATCATTGAATCTATTGATCAAAACCCCAATCTTGGAGTCTTTACAGATGAGTCTTCTAATATTTCCTTGACAGTTGATATTTTGCCAGTCCCCGTATACGGAGGAGGGGATTTAAGGGGTGAATTTGGTGGTGGTATAAGTCTTAATTGCTATCCTGCTTTTGATTTAGTTACTGAAAATTCCAAAACTGCTTCAGGTAAGGTTTACTCTGATAGAATATTCTTAGAAAACAGAGTTCTCACTGATTATTTTGAGTCTGTAGGAAATAGAGTTTTGACAATTGATGATTTTAGTACACAATTCAGCAATGTAGAACGTCCTACAAGATTTAGTATTGTCAAGAATTTCTTAACTGATCAAAGAACTAAGAAAATACTAACTTTTGTTAAAGATAAAGTACTTTCAGAGAGGCAAACTTCTCTGGTAACCTTGATTCAAGATGGTGTAAATGCTGAAATTCTTAATTACGGAAGAGTTGAAAATTCGTCGGATTTAGGTTCATTTGATTTTAGAATCCAAGGTTCACAAGGACAACTATTATTCTATCCAACTAAGTATCAAAATAATAACTATAACATTTCATACTGCAGTTTTGATCTTGATAATGGTGTATCTGGAATTGGAACGTTTGCTTTGGGAGAGATTTGTGATATTGAATCCACTCAGGTAGAAATTCCTGCTTCAACAAAAACTACTATTGTAGGAATCGCTTCTACTTATAGATCATCTAAGGTTTTGGTTGAATTTAATTCAAATACGGGAGTTTATTCTTTTAATGAACTCAACATCATTCATGATGGTACAACAGTTGAAATTCTGGAATATGGAGATATTTCTACTAATATTGGATCAAATGTTCTAGGATTTGGAACATATTCTGCTGAAATGTCCTCTGGAACTATAAATTTAGATTTCACACCAAATCCCGGATTAGCTCTCACAGCAAATACCATCAGGGTTTCGATGTCGAGTGTTGATTCTGTTGGGGTTGGAACCACTGTCATTGGCGATACTACTGAAAATATTGCATCTTTACAATCATTCTATACATCAATATCTTCAAGTGGTTCTCCTGGGATACACACAATTGCAACTTACACAAATACCTCAGATACAACCGACTATAGTGCAGCATATTACATTGTAAGTATTGAAGATACTACAAATAATCAATATCAAATGTCTGAAGTCATTGTACTAAATGACACATCTGAATCTTATATTACTGAATATGCTAATCTAGAAACATCATCAGGAATTGGAACAATTGGAGCATTGTATGTATCTGGAAATACGCATTTGCAATATACACCTCCAGCGAGTGTAGATGTGCAAGTACGTGTGTTCCAACAATCAGTTCAGTTAGTTAATAAAGATAATACTGAAAATACTGAAATTGATTTAAATAATGCATCAATAACTGCAGGTTATGGTTTTTACGATGGAACTTTAATTGATGTTAAGAGGGCTTTTGAATTAACTCATAATGGACTTCCAATTTTCCAAAGAAACTTTGATGGAAGCAATACTGATATTGTAGATACGACTAACAATACAATTAGAATTCCAGATCACTTCTTTACAACAGGAGAACCGGTAACTTACTCTGTTGGGGT